GACAAAGACTTCGTACAAATCTGGGATATCACGGCCTCTTCAAAATACGCAAAGAGACATCTAACAGAAAGAAAGAAATTCTATAAAGATGCCAAATATCCGTTTACAATAGAAAAGGTAAAATACCAATAATGCAGATTTTAACGCTCGATAATAAAACATTTTATCTTAATGATCTACCAGACGAAATCGAAGACGATGTAAGGTTTGCTGTACTTGACAACAGCGATAACCAGAATCCCGATTACTTCTATATACCTTTAATTTTCCTTGAAAGTTTTACAGGACCAGCAGTAGTGCTTAGGATCGGACCTCACGAACTTACAATGCCACTAGATTGGTGTACTATCGTTGGAGACCCAGAAGGACCAGATATGGAAATCCTTCCAATTACTAGTTTAAATGATAGAGGATTTAGAACATACTGTTTTAATCCATTAACTAGTTTTAGACCAGAATTCCACGATATTGATATCATTGATGTATACCAAGACGTTAAATGGTACTTTCCAAAAATGCGACCCGGACAGCTCTTGTGTACTCCGTTACATGGTGGCGACAATCCATTGTGTGCTTATTTTGTTAAAGAAGTTAGCCGGCAATGTGAGATAGTAGATTATACAAAGTGTTGGTGAGATATGGGAACGCTTACTCCGGGAGCAACACTCGTTTATGAACGAGTAGGGGATACAGTATATTCTCGAGAAGTTGGATCTATTGCAAGGACAGTTGTGGGATATAATTACACACGGGATCCACTGGATCATAGAAATTATATGAGTAATCCAAATGAATCCCAACTTTGGCACGATATTAACCGAGCGGCATTGGACAATGAAGAATTGCAAAAAGCCTTAGAACGTGTTAAAATAATATATTATCTAAGCAAAAAAGATCAACCCGATCCACCGATGTGGCACCCAGTATAATATGGCACTAGACATTAAACGAGAACTTAAAGCGGTCGATCTTAAAGATTACGACTTCTATGATAAACTAACTCCGGAAGAACAGAAGGAGTTTAGTCCCTATGTATTAATGAGATTTGTATCAAATGTACAAGGTGATATTGATGTACAAGAACATTTCTTAGAAATGACTAATGAGCTATTGAATAAGAATCATTGGTTGTTAAGCAAAGATCATAAAGGCTTGCTATGGAAATTGTATGCGGCATGTGGTGCATTTCATCCATACCTTGCCGCTGGTAAAAAAGGCAAAGCAGACAAGATTGAAAAATTGTTATGTGAATTATATCCGGCACGTAAACTTGATGATATCAAAGTGTGGGCGGCCCTGATGACCAAACAAGATAAAACAGAACTATTTGATAAAATGGGATTTGATAAAAAGCAAAGAAAGGAATACGAATGAAGTTTAGAAAAAAACCTGTAGTAATTGACGCAGTACAATTTGTCTATCCAGACAGTATTGATCAGCTTGAGGAATTTTGTGGATCTGCCTTAGGCAATATTCGCAAAGAACATGATAGCAGTCCAGCCGAAGCAGAAATTGGTACACTGGAAGATGGTGTTCACTTAACTGTTAAACATATTGCCACAGACGGTGATTGGATTATTAAAGGTGTACAAGGTGAGTTTTATGCTTGTAAGCCGGATATTTTTGAAGCGACATACGAACTTGCAGAATGATAGCATTGGCCGACCAACCTTTTAATTGTGTACATTGCGGCAAGGCCTTCATGAAAGAGAAGACCTTATATGCTCACATGTGCGAAAATAAAAGAAGGGCAATGCAAAAAGATGAGAAGCGTGTGCAGGCAGGATACATGGCATTCAATAAATTCTTTAGGGTAAGACAGGGCGGTAAAAAAGATAAGACCTATGAAGATTTCTGTAAGAGTCCTTACTACAATGCCTTTGTTAAGTTTGGTAGTTTTATCAACAATGTATTGCCTTTGTATCCAGAAAAGTTTATGGACTTTGTGATCAAAAGTGATGTTAAAATAGATCATTGGTGCCGTGATGAACTATATGACTTGTATCTATTTGAGATGATCAAGTCGGAGCCTGTTGAAAGTGCTGTACAGCGTAGTTTACAAACTATGATGGAATGGGGTGATACAAGTGGCGCACAGTTCAACCATTACTTCAACTATGTTAATTTAAATAAAGCGGTACACGACATTAGGAACGGAAAAATAAGTCCGTGGGTATTGTTAAATTCTAAATCAGGAAAAGACATGTTAAACAAGTTTAATGATGACCAATTAGATTTAATTGCTCCTGCATTTGATTTGCCTTATTGGTTAAAAAAGTTTAAGTCGGTACCTGCTGATATACTACTTGTCAAAGAAATCTGTACAGAGGCAGGTATAGAATGACATGGTTAGTATAAAGATATTTTATAAGACACCAAATGAAATTATGGACATTGTTCGAGAAATAAGAGAGGACGGATTGATACAAGGTAAAGATTTTGACTTTGCATACAATCAAAGTAGGTGGGACGAGATGATTGGCGAAATACCAACTCATACAGTATTCACATTTTACACAGAAAAATATGCATCATTTGTAGCACTAAAATATGGACATTGATATCGACTTTGCAGATAGGAAAAAGATACTTGATATTATCAAGCATGTTCCTGCGACTATCGTGGACAAAGATGGAACTTCTAAAAAACACAATACCGGTGTATATTGTCATTCTATTCCGTACAATCCGTTAACTGGTACTGCAAGTATCGAATATAAAGAAGCAGAAGATCGCAAATATTTTAAAATTGATTTTTTAAATGTTGGAATTTATGAAGGTGTTAAAGATGAAGAGCACCTTGTTAGATTAATGGAGGCTGAGCCACTATGGGACTTACTAGAACAGGACGATTTTGTCAATTTGCTATTTCACGTCAACGGTCATGGACAGATTTTAAGGCAGACGAAACCGACTTCTGTACAACAACTGGCAGCGGTGTTGGCAATGATCCGACCCGCAAAACGTTACTTGATAGGGAAAGATTGGAATACAATAACCGCAGAGGTCTGGACAAAACCACAAGGCGATGAATATTTCTTTAAGAAGGCTCATGCAATGGCGTATGCAATGGCTGTTATTGTGCAGATGAATCTTATCTGCGAAGGTATTAGTTACGGATTTTCTTAGGATTTCTTACTAGCTGGATCGATCTACGCTTAATACGTTTTTCAGCAATATCACTTAGGTTGACTGTTGGGCCAAAAACTACTTCAACATCTTTACTGTTAAAAGTTTTAATATACTGTTTGTATACTATCATATCATTTTTTAAAAATATGTTGATTGGTATTTTTCGGTTGCTTTCCCACCACCAAGAATCACCTAGTCCTAAAAAGTGAGACTGATTAACAGTCTTAATAACAGCATAGTCGTAGATGCTGACCACTTGATTATCGAAGTTGATGATTATACCTAAGTATTCTGTCCCATTACACCTGATACAGGTCATAAACGGGTAGTTTTGCTGAAAGCTATCTTTTGTCGTCATTCTTTATAATAAATATCCATATGCAGAAATTACCAGTCTATTTATATACCAATTTGTTCGAAGTGATGTTAGATCTGGACAATAATATAGGAATACACCAAACCATGTATCAACGACCACTGACTATACAAAAGGGTGTCCGTAGCACCATACAACTACAATTTAAAAATTCAGATCAAAAGCGATTAAACATTAGCACTCAGACTTTTGTTATGAATGTTTTTGACCCTACAAACAATACCTTAATGTTATCTAAACAACTAGATATACTAGATACTGCATCTACAACTACTAACGCATTAAAAGGTATTGGACAAGTTACATTTACAGAAGTTGATACATTAGAAGCAGAACCTAAAAATTATAGATTTTCAGTTACTCGTTTGGAAAGTGATGGTAGCTATAGTCCTGCATACACTAATACATATTACGGAGTAGCTGGTACATTAGAAATTAGAAATGATGTATATCCCGCACTAAAGCCTAGTCAAGAAATAACTAACTTCCAACGTAACTACAATGCAACGGCGCTGAAATGGGAATACTCAACGGGCAACTTGAGAGCTAATCCAGAATTTCAAGCGGGCACGGCACTCCATACGGTTGCGTTTTATATGACTGGATTCAAAGGCCGAGTATTAGTAGAAGGTACATTGGAAAACAGTCCCGGTACTTACTCGTATTTTGCTACCTTAGGTACCAAGACCTATTTTAAATATACTGGTGTTGGCTATGTTAATTTTAATGGATTGTTTAGCTATATTCGAGTG